GCGGACCATCGAGCTCGGCGCGCACGCCAAGCTCAACCCCACGCCCGAGAGTCAGCTGGCCGTGATCGACCAGGCCATCATGACCAGCAAGCTCAGCCAGCAGATCGAGAACCTGAAGACGGCCTACGCTCGCGGCATGAACGCCTTGGGCATCGAGACCGACATCACCCAGGCCTCGAAGTTCGAACTCGGCACCTTCGCCAAGGAGCTCGAGGCTGCGCGTGCTGAGTTCCTGAAGCGTGGCAACGTCACGCCGGCCCAGTTCGTGGACATGGTCATGGATCTGTCCGACAAGGCTGCGGCCACGAAGCTGGCCAACGCCGCGAGCAAGTGGCCCGAGGCGCTGTGGAACATCTACTACGGCCTCAACCTGCTGGGCTCCCCGCTCACGCACCTTCGCAACATGATCGGCAACACGGGCGCGCTGGCGATGGCGGTAGTAGACCGTGGCGCTGGCGAGATCCTGTCGATGCCGTTCCGGGCTTTGGGCGGTGGCAAGGGGATGGTCCAGGGTGGCGAGACCATGGCCATGGTCAGCGGCATCTTCGACACCGTGGCCGACAGCTTTCGGGCCGGTGCCAAGAAGGGCGCCTTCGGCTACGCCAAGGATTCGTGGGACACGGGCAAGTCCACCTTCGGTGCGACCAAGAACGCCGAGGCGCTCGAGACCATCCAGGCTTCGCTCGAGGCTGGGAAGGGCACCGTCGGCGGGATCATCGGCGTGATGTCCTCGCTGGCCGAGAAGAACATGAAGCTGATGTCCAGCGTGGACGAGTTCTACAAGGTGCTCTCGTTCCAGGGCGAGCTCCGCTCCCTCGCGACCCGAAACACTGCTCACCTGTCCGGGGCCGACCGAGTGGCCGCCTTCGACAAGCTCATGAACGAGCCCACCACGAAGATGCTCAAGGGCGCGCAGGAGTTCGCGCACGAGAACACCTTCACCAAGGCCTTCACGCCTGGCACCACCGCCAGCGCCATCGAGACGGCAGCCAACACGCCCATCGCGAAGGCCCTGGTGACACCGTTCTTCAGGACCCCGGTGCGTCTCGCCGAGTTCAGCACCGTCCACACACCGCTGCTCAACGTCCTGGCCAAGCAGACCTGGTCTGACATCGCCTCCGGTGGCGCCAAGGCGAACCTCGCGGTCGCGAAGATGGTGACCGGCCTGGGGATCATGGGCCTGACCGGCTACTACGCCATGAACGGCTACATCACGGGCATGGGGCCGACCGACCCAGAGCTCAGGAAGAAGATGACGGCCTCAGGCTGGATGGAGAAGAGTGTCTGGATTGGCGGGAAGTACCGCTCGTACGACAACCTCGAGCCCCTGTCCACCATCCTCAGCACGGTGGCGACGTTCATCGAGGCGGCGCCGGACATGGACGACCACAGCATCCAGTCGTACTACTCGGCCGGGGCTCTGGCGCTGGCTCGCAGCGCGCTCAGCAAGCAGTGGTTCCAGGGCGTGATCGACATGGGCGACGCGATCACCGGGACCGTGAAGGAAGGCAACGGCGACGCGGCTGCGGTGTGGGCTGCGCGCAAGGTCGGATCCGCCATCCCTGGCGCGGCTACGTGGCGCTACATCCAGAACTCCACCTCGCCCGAGAAGCTCGACAGCAAGACTGTGGCCGACAACGAGAACCCCGAGATGCGCGAGTGGGAGAAGCTCGTCAACATCCTCCGCCAGAACATCCCCGGCTGGGGCTCGCACGACGTGTCTGAGCTCGCTGGCTACAAGCCACGTCCTGCGGCCACGAACGTCTTCACGGGAGAAGCGATCCCCAACGAGAACCAGTGGCTCGGGTTTGTGGCTCCGTGGCGGGTATCCACCCTCACGGACAGCTGGATCATGCACGAGGCCGTACGCCTCGGCGGCGCGAGCATCGACTTCGAGGTGCCGCGCGTGATCGGCGGGTCGCAGGGGGCCAGCCCGTTCAACCTGTCCGGCAGCAAGGAGAAGATGATCCGCGAGGGCATCAAGCTCTCCGACTCTGAGCGCCACCGCCTGGGCCAGATCCTCGCGAAGGAGATCACCGACTACGAGGGCAACACGCTACACGACTCGATGAACTCTCTCAAGAGCGATGAGGACTACCAGGACGCGAGCGACGCCGGCAAGGTGGACATGATCAAGAACAAGTTCGACAGCTTCGTGCATCAGGCTGAGATGCAGCTGCTCGAGGAGTACCCCAAGCTCGACATCGCGGTCCAGATGCGGAAGACCGACCGTGACCAGCTGAAGTACCCCAAGAGCCTCGAGGATCTGAAGGATCCGGTACGGGACATGGTCCGGGAGAGCGCGGGTCAGGGTCGGTGATGTTAGTCCTGTTCGTCTCCATGATGCACATCCTCTGGGGGCTGACGCTGATCGCCAATGGTGGCGCCCTTCACATCACTGCCACGTCAGCGCTGCTGGAGATTGTAGGACCTGGGCACTACTTCCTTCGGGGGATGATGTACATCACGGCGGCGCTGCTGCCGGCCGTACTGCTGTGGAAGCCTGGCAGCGTGATCGGGCTGCTGAGCGTGTTCCCGCAGCAGGTGCTCATCATCTTGTCAGGGATCAGCGCCATAGTAGCAATAACGGCTGGGCACTACCCGGACGGGGTCGAGCGGTCTCCGTATTTCATCATGATGGATCAGGGCATCTATATCATCGCAGCGTTCCTCCACGCACTGGAGAGCATCGACAGATACAACGAGAGGGGACCAACGCAGTGAACACCGACTCGAGCAACCAGAAGCTCGGGGCATTCGTCACCAACAAGTGGCTAGTCGGTACGCTCATCCTTCTCACGATGAGCATGGGCGGGTACATCTTCAAGGGCATCGACAGGGGCACCGAGGCCCAAGCGCAGCAGATCGACCTACTCCAGCGCAAGACCCAGGCGCTCGAGATCGACCTCGCGTCCCAGAAGGTGACGCTCCTCCTGCAGTACAACGAGATCATCCGCCGCCTGGACCGGCTTGAGAACCAGCTGTACATCAACCGGCGCGGGGCTCCGTGATGGAGCTCACCATCGACCGCTTCCTGATTGGCGAAAAGCGCACCATCGGGCATCTCGGCATCGACGGTGAGCGCCTGTGCTACACCCTAGAGGACCGGGTTCGCCCTGACGGAGTGAAGATCCCAGGCGAGACAGCCATCCCGGCTGGCCGCTACGCCATGACCATGACCTACTCCCCGCGCTTCAAGGTCGTGCTCCCGCTCCTGCTCAACGTGCCTGGGTTCGAGGGCATCCGCATCCACGCCGGCAACACCGAGCGTGACACCGAGGGCTGTATCCTCGTGGGCTACAACTTGGACGGAGACTACATCTCCTCGAGCCGGCTCGCGCTCGCGGCCCTGATCGACAAGCTGCGGCTGCCGGCCTGGATCACCATCACGAACGGAGAACCAACGTGGCATTCGATATAGCCCCATACGGAGAGGCCATCGCCGCAACCAGCAAGCTGCTGAACGGCATCCTCCAGCGCATCCTCCCGGAGAAGGTCTCCGAAGAGACGGCGCTGCGCCTGAACCAGGAGCTCACGCTGGCGATCATGAACAACGAGCTCCAGCCTATCCTGGCGCAGCTGAATGTGAACGCCAAGGAAGCCGAGCACGACTCGATCTTCGTCGCCGGCTGGCGCCCGTTCGTTGGCTGGGTCTGCGGGACGGCCTTCGCGTACACCTTCATCATCCAGCCGATGGCCGTGTTCATCACGGTCACCATGACCTGGTCCACCCCGCCGCTCCCAACGCTCGACATGATGCCGATGCTCACGGTGCTGGGCGGCATGCTCGGACTGGGCGCCATGCGCTCGTACGAGAAGGTCAAGGGGGAGACCACCACGGCCACGAAGGTAGGGTCGTGACGCTCAAGACGAACCCCGATCTCGTCTGCTCTGTGCCTCGAGCTTTGAGATTGCTCATTCCGCACGAGACGCCAGAGCAGATTGCCGTATGCGTTGGCCACGACCTGGCCTACAACAACGGCGGCTCCAAGAGGCAGCGAGCGATAGCAGACGCGAAGCTGCTGATTGGGCTGCTCGAGACCGGGATGGATGTAGAGAGGGCCGAGCAGTATCACTCGCTCGTGCGCCTACTAGGGAAACCTCACTGGCGGGACGGGCGCTACACCGATGAAGCATGATTCTCTGATCTGGCTGCTTGGGTTTCTGGCCATACTGATCTGCCTGATCGCGCTGGGCGGCTGCTCGACCTACGCTGCTCGGCTCCTCGCCAAGCAGTACGCGATCCAAGACTGCATCCTGTCCGGTGGACACGCACGCCTCGGACCAGGCGACACCATCCTGTGCGACTTTGGAGATGTCCCATGACTGAGTTCCTCGTATCGTCCGTGTTCCTCTCTGGCCTCGGTGGTCTGGCTGCTGGCATCGTGTTCGGCGGGTACATCCGGCGCGGCCTCGGCTCGCTGATGACGAGCCTCGGCTCGAAGATCGGTGGCTGACATGGTCACCGCCCTCATCGTGTACCTCGCCTGCGCCTTCGGGGCAGACGGGGCTCCGCGCTTCGGCGTCTTCGACAGCGCCGAGGCCTGCTCTCAGGCCGTCGCTCAGGTTCGTCAGTCGGGCCTGTTCGCCTCGGACTGCATCCGGGTCGAGATCCCCAAGCCCCGCAACGGTAGCTCCTCGTAGTAATGCCAGCCGGTAAGGTCAACGATGTTGTACCATACCACGCAAATGGTCAATAATCCTAGACTCTAACCTGAACTGGGTAAGGATCGACTGTCGCGCATCTCACATGCAACAAAGACAAAAGCCCCGAGGGCATAATGCTCTCGGGGCTTTGTTATGTCTGTTGGCCTTACAGGTTCATGGCTCCCCATCTACTAACTTCTGGAGCCGCTGGTGAAGATCGACGCGATCCTGGATTTCCTTCATCGGCTCTTCTCTTATCCGCCTCAGCAAGCTCTCAGCCTCTATCGCCAGCCACTCTTCCTCGTGCTCGCGGATGCAGCGTAGGAGGAAGTCTCGAATATCCTGCTCAAGCTCTGGGCTCATTTAATCGCTCCCCTTCCACGCGTCGAAATAGCCGATCTCTGGATCGTAACCACCCGCGCGCTGGCGGGCACGAATGCGGTAAGCAAGCGCGTCACCGACACGACAATCCTCGCTGGTGCAAACGAGTCCTCCAGCTTCCTTCGCGCATGCCTCCCGCTCCCCCTCGACCGCCCGCTGGACCTCGGCCGCCAGCAAATCGTTCGCCGCATTGAGCCCGGCCATGATGATCCGATCAGAGTCGCGCTCCTCATTCACGGGGATGCTCATCCGCCACTCGTGGCCCCCATGATGTCGGCCCTTGCAGATGGCGAACACTTCCTGCTTCGCTCGCTCGATCACTTCCTCAGCCCGCGCGCGAGTCGGCTCGCTCATCGCAGCGCCTCCCTGATGGCCTCGCGTGCCGCGTCCACGGCATCGTGCCGGTGGACGTAGCGCTGGGCGGTGTGGATGTCTGAGTGGTTGAGCATGGCCGCGATGGTGGGCACGTCTACCTTGAGGCTCGAGGCCATGGTCGCGACCGAGTGCCGCAGGACGTGGGCGCGAACCAGGATCCGGGTGATACCAGCCCGCCTCGCCAGCCGCAGCACCGCCTCGCTCAGGGTCGTGCGAGTGTAGCGGTCGCCCTTCTCGTTCACGAGCAGCGGGTCTGTGGGCTTCGCCTCACGGAAGCGCAGCGACTCGAGCAGCCGGCCGGCGACCTCGGCCCCGAGGACGATCTCCTGGTGCCGCCCGCCCTTGACCTTGACCGAGAGGATCACGCGCTCGCCGTCGGCCCGTAAGGCTTCGACGTTCGCGGTCGCGAGCTCGGAGGCCCGCAGCGCCGTGTCCACCAGCATGTCCACCACCAGCTTGACTGGCGCTGGGCACGGCTCGGCGAGCAGGGCCATGATCTCGTCACGGCTCAGGTACTTCTCGGGCGGGCGCTGCCGCTTCGGCCGGTACACCCGGAGCAGCGGGTTCTCGGCCAGGAGGTAGCGGCCCTTGGCGTCCTTGGTCTTGACCCCGTACTCTCCGAGCGAGTGCAGGGCCGCGAGCTTGACGTTGACGCTGCTCGCCTTGCGCCCATTCTCCGCAAGGTATGCGGCGAATGCCTGGACATTCTCCGCAGTGAAGTGCCGGATGTCGTCTGTCAGGCCCTGTGCCTGCAGATACCCGATGAACTGCCGGTGCGTCAGGTCGTAGCAGTCGGCACTTCGCGGGCTGGCGCCACGGGCCATGAAGAAACGGAGGTACTGCCGGCTGAGGGCTGATAGCTGCATCGTGTCCTCCCTGAGGGTCGGGATCATAACACGACCGATCTTACCAGCCTGTGTGCCAGGTGTCAAGGCCATGCTAGGTCAGCGCGCTCGGCGTCGGCCTGATTGTCGGCCTGCCGGCACAACTTATCCTTCACGTACTCGAAGCCGTTCAGGTTGAAGATCACCGCCGCCGCGTGATCCTCGTCTGTGTCGCCCCGCATCCACTGTCGGAAGTGGCGGGCGGCGGAGATCTTGAACCGCTCCATCTCCTCTGGCGTCGCGGCCAGCATCCAGTTCCTGGCCGCGTACTTCTTGGCCCCCTTCGTCAGGTGCTCGGCGTAGCGGTCCAGCATCGGGCCGTCGAACACCAACGTATAGTCGAGCTTCCCCTCGGAAGTGTCGCGGTGCATGCCAGTCACGAAGACCTCGCGGTTGCCGGAGTCCTTGATCTTGAAGTCGTTCACAGTTCGATCACCTCGAGGCCCAGCGCTTCGGCCAGGGCCTTCTCTGCGCGAGCCCCCTTGCTCCACTCCCACCCAGGTAGCAGCGCGACGGTGTCGGCCTGCAGGCAGATCCAGGCCATGTCCTCGTAGAACACCTTCCGGCGCAGCCCCATCACAGACAGATTCACCTGTTCCGCGAAGACGACCTCATCGCCCTGGGCGTTCGCGATGTTGCCGAAGTTCGCCTCGTCTCGCTCGGCCGGATTGAATACCTCGTAGCCATCCGCCCGCAGCAATGCCGCCGTCGCGTTGAAGAGGGGGAAGTTGAACTCGGGGATGCCCCGCATGGGGCCAGCCAGGTAGATCTTCTTCATTCTAGCTCCTTGATCACGTCGAGTGGGTCGTAGAGGATCTTCGTCGCGAGTCCGTACATCACATCCCAGCGCTCCGGCTCTTTCTCGAGCAGGATGTACGCCGGCTTGCCCTGCCCGATCAGGTATCCGAGCTCGACGTGCCCGCTCTTGCCGGCTGGCATCACGAGGATGCCAGCGCGCGAGGCGTCGAGGTTGCGGCGGTCGAAGGCGACCACGTCCTGGGCGTGCTTGCCCCTCAGTGCCTCACGAAACGTGTGCCCACGATCCTGCTCGTACTTCTGCCAGATGTCATCGGCCTCTGGTCCGGCCGCATGCCAGTCGTCAAAGACCTCGATGCGACGGTCGCGAAGCTCTCGGGCCACGGCACGGACGCGAGGGTGGCGGAGCGAGCCGATGAGATAGATCATGCGTCGCACTCCTCGATCAGAGCCTTGAGCGCCTCTTCCATCTTGTACTTCGCGATCTGATAATCCTCGTTCTTGTTGCGGAGGTCACGCTGCGCCTCCTCGATCAGCTGGTCCCGGTACTTGACTTGAGCGGCGGCGTCACGGTACTCGGTCAGCAGCGCTTGAAGCTCTGCGGACAGCGGGTGTCTCATGCCTCGCCGCCTTCCTCCGGCTGATCGAGCGCGATGTCCGGCAGCTTCGGCGCGTTCTCAGCCTGGTAGTACTTCTCGAACTCGATGAGGCCAGCCTCGAACACGGCCTTGAAGAAGTCATTCCGCGTGGGGCACGTCTTCTTGTCAACCTTCTGATCGTAGATCGCGTTCGCGGCGAGGGCCTGGATCGAGGCGATCTGGATCGTGACATTTGTCAAGCGCTCTGGGGCGACGTAGGCACCTCGTGCCACGTCGGCTTTACCGCCCTTAATCAGTGCCAGTCTGCGTCTGCGGGCATCGCCCATGATGTTCTCTCCAGTCTCCTTTGATGTTTTCCCTAGCCCACGCGCGCTTCTCTTCGCGGGTCTTGTTCTTGTACTTCCTGCGGCTCTTTTGGTTTTCGCTCGGGGTGGAGGCCACCAAGTGAGACGGCCGGCAGCACAGGTTGTTGTGACAGATATGATCAGGCTCCTCGTCACCCTCTAGGCGCCTGTTCTCTAGACACTGGACCACGTATGGAGCCGGGTACTGAATCCCCGATATAGTGAACGCCGCATGACCTCCTCTTGTCCAACTTCCGTAGTAGGTCCAGCAGTCACCGAGCTCTTCCCTCATGACTGGACCTAGCTCACATTTAGCGTAGATCTTTGCAAGTATCTTCTCCCTGTCTAGCTCTGACACCCATGGCAGGTAGTTGTGCCTGCGCCTACTCATGTTTCAGCTTGCCATCTGGCACAGCCTCAGACGCAGAACTCCCGCTGCCTTTCGCCATATGCCAGCTGTCTAGCTAGGCTTCTTCAACGCCCAAAGCCAGGGGGCGTCAGGATGCGGGTGAGACTTCTCCACGCCAGCGAGCTCGAGCATCCCCTTGTCCTCGAGCTCTTTCTTCTTTATCTTGGCTTCGAGCGCCGCCTCCATCACTTCGGTGGTGGTGCGCGCTCCAGGCTCGAGGAAGAAGCGCAGCCAATCGACCACGTGCGTGCGCCTCTCGGCCATCTCCTCTACCGTCTTGCCGGCCTTGCTCTTCTTCTCGACGTGGTCCAGCGGAACGATCTCGAACTCGGCCCCGCCATGCTTCTCCGACGTGGTGATCGTCATACCCCAGACCTTCGAGCTCGACACCTTGAGCTTGTCGAGCTCGAGGATCCGGTCGTTCGTGGTGCGCCCGCCCTGCTTGTCCTTCTCGTACTGCTTCGGCAAGGCCATACGCAGGATCCACTTGGCCATGTTGCGGATGACCTGAGACCCAGCCACGTCGCTACCGGCCTTGTTGTCGTGGGCCACGAGCGCGATGGTGGCACCCGTCTCAGAGCAGATCCTATTGAAGGCCGCCACAATAGGCCCCATCGCCCCGCTCGAGTTGGCCTGGTCGCTGTCGTTGCCCTTCTTGTTCTCGGGCGTGAAGAGGTACAGCGCGTCCACGATCACGAGCACCGGCTTTACCTCGAGGCATAGCTCGGTCAGATCCTCGAAGAGATGAGGGTCGTTCTTGTCGAGGTCGTTCTCGGTCCCGACGTGCAGATCCGGGTGGCTGATCAGGCCAAGCTGCTCAATGCGCTCGCGGACCAGGTTCTCCGGGTCGTCGAGCATGTACATCACGACCGGCCCGGTCTTGTTCACGGCGAAGGTGTTGAACAGCTTCTCGCCTGTCAGAACAGACTTGGCGATGTTCATCGCGAGCAGGGTCTTACCGCGCCCGTCGCGCCCAGCGATCTCTCCAAACCAGCCGAGCGGGATCAGGCCATCAATCAGGAACGAGGTCTTCGTGGGGTCCAAGTCAGCCGGCCTTCTCAGCCTCGCAGCCCGTGGGCGCGAGGCCTTCGTAGGGTCCACGGGTGGGGCCTCTTGGCCCGTGAAGAGGGGCGCGGCCTGTGCCAGGCGGCGCAAGTCACCGGCCGGGTACTGCGCGGTCTTGAGCCAGTCGCTTACGTCGCCCTTCTCCGGGACTCCGGGGAGGTTGACGATCTTGACAGCTATCCCCGCCGCGTGGAGGCTGGTCGCGATGGCGTGGGCGTACTTGCGGCCGGGGGCGTCGTTGTCGGGGACGACGTAGACGCCTTCGACCTTGCAGCGCTTGATCGAATCCACATATTCCGTCTTCCAGGCTGACGCTCCTCCGAGCGTAGTAGTAACGCGAAAGCCAAGTACCGCAAGAGCGTCAGCATCTTTCTCTCCCTCCACGATCCACAATGGCTGCTTGCGGTCGCGGTTCATCTCAGGTAGGCGGTACAGGACCCGGCGCACGTCGCCCAGAGTCCAGACCCAGCCGCCCTTCCCGTCGGGCCTGCGCTGGCGGAAGGACTTCGGCTCGAGACGCACGACCTGGTTGAGGAGCTCACCCTTCTCGTCGCGATAGTCGTACGTGGCGACGATCTTGACTTCGGACGCTTGCGCTTGCCTCGCGGGGCTGTCGGCGAAGAGGTCGTTCATCGTCAGCCCCAGGCGTTCAACCACCGCCTCGGTCTCGCACCCGGCGAAGCAATGCACCAGCACCTTGCCGTCGTCTCCGAGCTTGAGGGAGAGCGACTGCTTGTTGTCCTCATGCGCCGGGCAGTGGGCCACAGCAGCCTTCCCACCGCGCTGCATGGTGAGCATGCTGCCGTAAGCGCTGAGCCGGCTCAGGAGGTTGCGGAACGGCTCGCTCATAGATCCTTTCTCGCGTCGAACGGGTCGCGGAGGTACGTGAAGGCCGCAAGGTGCAGGCTCGCCTCGTTCAGGGCGCCCTTACCGAGCAGCCGATAATTGCACGTGAAGCAGAGCACCCCGCGCACGCGCCCCGTCTTGTGGTCGTGGTCGATGTAGCGACGCATGAGCGGCTTCGGTGGCAGTCGGTGGCAGATCCAGCATCCGGGCTTGATCGCGAGCAGGGCCTCAAGCTGGAACGACGTCAGCCCGTAGCGGCGAGCGCGGGCCGCGAGCTTCTTATCGTCGGTCATCGCGGCGGCGCCTGCGTAGACTGGCATGTGCCAGTGCGACACCACGTACGCCACGCGTCGCTCGAGTCCCGGTATCCGATCATGTAGCTCATGTAGGTGACTGCAAGGAGGAGCAGGATCTCTCGGACGTAATGCGTCACTTCAAGAACCCCTTCTTCGCCCGCCACGCCCACACGTCGGCCGCAAGCTGCGCGCCCTTCCAGCCCTCCACGAGGTCGGCCTCGAGGATCGAGCACTTGCCCTCCCCTTGCGGAAGATGGATCACCATGCCGGTCTCTCTGCTGGCCGTGAGCTCGGAGCGCTCGCCTGTCTCGACGTTGTAGATCTGACTGTTCGCGTAGACCGCAAGCTGCATCGCGATCTTGCCGCCGTCGTAGATGCTGCCGGTCTTGAGGTCGGCCACGAATCGGTGCTCCTCGAGTGTGGCGACTTGCCGGTCGAACGTGCCCGCGACCTTGAGATCGTCGTTGACCACGAACACTTCGATCTGGTCCATCCGTAGATGCTTGGTGGCCTGAAGGTAGGCCTGAATGTCCTTGGCCCAAGCCTCTGGGATCTCAGGCGTTTCGCCCCTGTCGATCTCCTCGGTCAGGGCGTGGATCGCCGTGCCGATGTTGGCCGAGGCATCCGCGCCGGCCGCCTGCAGCGCCCACTCGCACACCTTGTCGAGCGCCTTGTTGTCCTTCTTGGCTGTGGCCACGCGCAGGAGCAGATCCTTGCGCGCGGACAGGCCGATGGCCGTCTGCCGCTGCTTCCACTTCTCGAGGTTGGAGCGGTCGCCGAGCACGTCGATGAACGTCGTGCATCGGCGGTACGCGACCGGCTCCCCACCATCCGGGGGGATGATGAGGGGCCGGCCGAAGTTGTCCCGCTTGGGCTCGCTCACTTACCGATCCGCACGTCGATGTCGGGGATGATGGTCTGCGGCTTGAAGATGACGCGGTAGTGGTACGCGCTCGCCTTCTTGGGCTCCATCTGCTCCAAGAAGAAGGTCACGTTGTCGGACAGGCCGAGGAAGTGCTTCTTGTACTGCCCCTCGCCCACCTTGCAGGTGACCGACAGGCGGCCTTCCTTGTCATTGTTGCCGAGCGAGCACCGGCCTTCGATGGTGAGCATGTACTCGCCGGTGATGCCGTTGTAGAACACGACACGGCGCTCAACCTCGAACATGTCCGCCGCCTTCGACGTGTTGTAGGACGCCACGTCGGCGTCGCTCATGCAGCCGGCCAGCAGTAGCGGGAGCAGTAGGAGTAGGCGCCTCATCAGCCCACCAGCAGCCGGTACTCGGCGTAGCGCTGGCCGTTGGGGTCGCGCTTGGTCGTGACCTTGAGCGCGTCACCGACCTCGGCGCGGATCTCGGAGATGCGAGCCGTGGGGTTCTGCACCCGGAACATCATCACGGCCTCGTAGCGCGTGAGCGTCTTCCCGGTGCAGAGGTGCATGAACAGGCGGTCGGTCTGGCCGCCGCGCTTCCAGGGATAGCCGTCTTTCATCGTCTTCACCTTTCGTTTGCAACGGCAACGGGTGAACTTCTCACGTCCGCAGTCGCCACATGGTTGGCGTAGCCACATCGTTGTGCTCCTGGGGTGGAATCTGGGGGCCGTGGCATTCGGTCATTGCCACGCTTGCGTCTGCCGTCAGAACCCCCAGAGCGTTACCGCGTGCCGAAGTTCGTGAGCTCGTTGCGCCCAGCAGACGAGAGCTCGTAGCCCTTGTCCTTCATGCACTGCACGAACGTGGGGAGGTGGAACTCGAGGCCGCCGTAGGTGAACGTGCGCCGCACGCCATTCGTGCGGAACGTGATGTCGCCCATGGGGTCACAGGCGCGAGCGTCCGCATGCACCTGCTCGCGCTCCGTTACCGTGTACGACGCCCCGCGCCCCGAGGCACCACCGTCGTACGTGCCCGAGCTCGCGCCACCCGCCGACGGAGCCGACGCGCCCGCAGACGATCCAGAAGTCGAGCCGCCGCCCGAAGAACTCCCGCCACCGCCATTGCCGCCATTGCCCCCGCCGCCATTCCCACCGTTGCCACCACCGTTCCCGCCGTTGCCACCGCCGATGCCTCCGTTGCCCGAGCCGCCGTTGCCGACGCCCTGGCCTCCGCCCTGTCCACCGCTACCTACGCCGTTGCCACCGCTGTTGCCGCCGTTGCCGCTGTTGCCCGGGGCCGCGAGGGCGAGCATCGGGGTGAGGAGAAGTACCGCAACCGTTGCCGAGAGAATCTTCTTCATGTCCACCTTTCTGGTTAGGGGTTAGACTTCGTCGCCAGTGTCGGAGTCGTAGGGAAAGAGCACGACTTCGGACTCTATGACCTGGCGCTCGGCCGTCATACGGATCGGGCGCCACACCAAGGTCTCGACATCGGTGACCGACCCATGATCGAGGTCGAGGCCTTTGGCCGGTGTCGGGTAATCGTCGTCGCTAATCACCGGGCAGTAGCACGTATTGTCCTTGTGCCACACCACGAACAGCGCGCCGTCGGGGTGAAACAGGGCTTTTGGGGTCTTGATCATTCGCCGACCCGCAGGCTGTACTTGCGAAGCGGCTGTGACCAACGACTGTCGCACTTGAGCATCTCGATCCTGTTGGCGGTGCTGCGGAGCCACTCGACCAGCGTGTCCCGGCCTTCCTTGGTTAGCTGGGGCACGTGGGTGTTGACCTCGGCCATGAGCCAGCGCTCGGAGGCCTTCACTAGAAGGGCTCCTCGTCGCCCTTCGACGGCGCACCCTCATTGGCCGGCAGCGCGAACTCGATGTTGAAGTTGTTGACCGTCTTGCCGCCCTTGATGGCGACCTTGCCCCGGAACTCGAGCCACACGTAGGCCCCGAGCGGGAGCGGCTCGATGGCATCGGCCGTCTGCTTCACGTTCTTGACCAGCTTGTCGCCGATCACGAACAGCGGCTTGTACTGAGGGTCGAGAGTCTTCTCGCCCTTGTACACGCCCTCGTGCTTGTCGCCCACTTCCTTGAAGTCCCAGATCTCAGCGCCGCCAGTCTTGGCGGCCTGTCTCTGCCCGTACTCAGCCATGCGTTCTTCTTCCTCCCATGCTTTGTTGAGGTTGTCCGTTGTGAGCGGGAGGCTCCGGGATGCGAGCTCCGCGAACCACTGCGCTACTTCTTCTTCGGAGACTTCCTTGCCTTCTTTGCGCCACTGGCCCCAGGGGTCTTTGTCGTAAGGGCCTCGCGTAATGCTGCCGAACGTCGCATTGAATCTCTGAGCCCGAGGCTTTCGGTGAGCTCGGCCGCTGTCTTCATCACCCCCTCCATCGTCGGCGGGTAGAAGTTCAAGGGGCCCTTCTCCGGGATCTTCCACTTGCGCTGGCCCCGGAACGCGAGACCTCGAGCGTCTAGCCAATCCATCCACTCGCAGAGCAGACCGCCTGGCGATGCGTCATCGGCCTTGTCTACGATGTCGAGGTACTTCGAGAACTGCGGCAGCGCCTTCACGTACCATTCTCGGAAGGTAGGCGTGGAGCGCATTCGCTCCTGCTTGTCTAGGCCATCCTTGATACGGTCGAACGCGTGCCACAGTTCTTGGTTCACTTCTTGGGCGGGATACCAGAGGTCACGGCCTGGACCGGCGACTGCGAGGTCATCTCGTCGGTGATGAAGTCGCCGCCAACCTGGATATGCAGGTACGCGGTGTAGTGACCATGGCTGTCCTTGACATTGCGGCCCCACATGTCGGCCACACGCGTCACATAGAAGCCGTTGCCTTGGGCGCTCACGAGGTAGACGCTGTTCTGCGTGATGACTCTGAACATGTGTGGTCTCCTATCCGAGGTAGATGAGATACGCGATGCCGGCCCAGATCCAAGCTCCGAGGGCGGCGCCGACGATGAGTCCCGTGAATGCGTCGAGGTCGTTCATGATGGTGGAGAGCCAGAGGACTGCGCTGCGAGGAGCCCCCCGGCTCCCCGCAGCAATCCTCCAAGCCTCTCAAGCTCCCTCCTCAACTAGATTTACTTGTCCTCCACCTGCACGTACGTCCCGTGATCTGTCTGGACCCACTTCCAGTGCCGCCGCTCGTCGCGCCACATCAGGTATTCGACCGTCACGTACATGCCGTGCTCGGTCTCGACGCCTGGCCTATTGCGACGAGTCAACTTCGCGAGTCGGGCGGGGCTCACCGGGAGGCCTCCTGACCGAATTCGGAGAACGCGAAGCCGTGCTCCCCGAAATGCCGGTAGGCCTGCGAGGCCCTGTGCATGCTCCCCGCGAGTGAACGAATTGCGCGCTCATCGAACAGGCGGTTGTCGCGGAGAGTCTGGAAGCGCCACCGGGCTACCCCTGGCATCGGGCCGTCCCATTCCAGCGTCTCCAACCCCTCCACCCTGACATTGCTTTGCTTGCGGATGTGCCGGTTGGCTTCGGCGGCACGCCTGGTATCAGCAAAGGCCTCGCCCTCGCCTAGGGTCTCAATGTCGGCCAGGATCCCCTTGTCAAGACCGGCCCTGATGTACTGGCCGCGCAGGTTAGCCTTGTGGGTCATTGCCATGGCCGAGTAGAACCAGGCGAACAGGTCGCCACGCTTCGGGATGCGCTTCTCTGGCTGCTCTAGGACGTACTCCACCACCTGATGCAGCACAGGCACTGCATGCTCGTCAGAGTGCTTTGTTGCGATCCTGGCCCGCTTCGTCAACTCTCCGTAGTTGTCAGACACCCACGCTTCGAACTCGAGTACCGTCACGGGTCGCCCTTTCAGGGCGCCAAGAGTCAAAGGAAAACCCCGGCGCTGTTAACGCCGGGGTGGGGTCAGAACCCTACAGTCCGGTTGAGGTTGTTAGGCGGGGGCCGGGTTACGGCCAGTCCGTGCGAAGAGTCGTTACTTGCGGGTAGGCTGCTCCCTCTTGGGCAGGATCACGGTAGCCTTCCAGCCGGCCATGTCCTGCGGGTTGCGGTTGTCGGTCGTGCGGCTCGTGAGTCGAGCTTCGAGTCTGTAGTTCCTCATCGCGAAGAGTCCTCCGTGGTGAATAGAGTGTCAGCGAGTGGTGGATCCAGGCGCCCGCTCTCCAATGCGGCAGGCGCCAGCAGCCACAGCGCTAGTCCTAGCGCCGCGAGCCACTTATTCAGGCTCGGTGCTGCGTCGAGGTTTGTTCTATGCATGCCAATCCAGGTCAATCGCCTGCTCCTGCCGGGCGGAGCGGATCCCGCCTGAGTGCATGTGGATCTTGATTACTCCTGTGTAGCCTTCCTTCTGTAGCCCTTCGAACAGCGCAGCCAGGAATGCTAGCTGCTGTTTTGCGGTTTTGTGTCGCGACGAGTCTTGGGTCATGGTTGGCGCCTTCTCCGTTGCGCCTTGCTGCCTACCGGCCTAGCTCACGACGACATGGCTTGCACAGGTACTCGATGCGCGGCACGTCGCCAGTGCATCGCGAGCGCATGTCGTCACACGTCTCGCACTCATGATCGTCAGTCACTACCATCTGACAGCGCTTGACCTTGCCGCATTGGTGGCACTTCATGCTAGGCATTAGTCACCTCCGGGGTAGTAGTAGCTAGCCTGTCGGCTGATGTGGCACCCCTCGCAGAGCAGCGTGTCGGGGTCTCCGTCGCGGCGGGGTGACGAGTCACACTCGATGCAGCGGCTTGACTCTTCGACCACGGCGAGATGCTGTGCTGTGGTGTGGTTCGTGATGGTGCCGCACTCGGCGCAGTTATCCATCACTACACCCCCACCACGAAACCGCTGCGGTCTCGGCGGGCCTTGCCTTTGGCATAGAGACCGACCACGAATCCGCCACGCGCATCGAGAAAGCGTAGGTCAGACTCGTCGCCATTGATGACCTCGTGGCCGCGCCACGTGGCGGGCAGCCAGTCACCCTTGCGCGTGGAGAACACCACGGCGACGTTGCCACCGCGAGCTAGGACATTCAGAGCATCCCTGTCATTGCACTCAGAGCGCGAAAACGTCAGATGATAGTTGGCGGGCATGTCGCCGAACGCGTGCGCGATAGCGCGGCGGGCAGACTTGGTGTAATCGTAGAATTGCACGTCTGGAAACGCGGCCATGATGTTAGCTACCTGGAATCGCCCACCATCCCGGTCATAGTTCACTGGGCCTATGTTTTCCCACGGCAAGTCCGACGTGCCATTGAGACGAACCACGGGGACAAGACCGCTACGCTTCGCCTTGCGTACTAGTGCCGCAATGTCCTTGGCTAACTCGGCCATGAAACCCGCACGGTCTGCCTTGAAGCGCTTAGTCTTGGCAATGCGGGCCGCCTGTACCGAGTTGAATGCGCCGCGCCCTGCGCTGTAGAGGCAGGCAGCCTTGCATCCCTCGCTGGCATCCGGGCATAGGTTGCCGATGCCCGCGATGGTGTGGGGCGCAAGGTACAGGATGCCCGTGAGGTAGCCTTGCTTTTCGCCTTTCACGGTCTTAGCGTCGGCTGAGATACTGAGCAGAGACATGGTTAGCTCCTCCCCTGGAATAGCTCTCGCTGTGCATCGCTGTACTTGTGACCGGCCCGCATGAGGGCCATTGCCGCGAAGTACATGCGGCGGGTCTGGGCTACGCTGCCGTCCGTCAAGCCCTTGTGCTGCTCGCGTAGGTGGTTCGTGGTGGCGCGCTTGAAGCTAGCGGCAGCCTTGCGGTAGCGGTCTGCTACGACGCGGTCCTGATAGGTGATAAGAGGGGTGCTCATGGGCTACACCCCTTCCATCACGACGGGGATGCAGTAGAGCTCGCCGAGATAGGCGCGATACGGGGCCGGCGCCATGCGCTTCGCGGCCCGCATGCTGCGAGCCTGCACTGTGGCGATGACTCGCCCTTCTGGTGCCCAATAGACGTTATAGGTGATCATTACTTGCTCTCCCGAGGGCGGAACGACACGCCGCCGCACGTGACCGTGGGGCAGTACGCGTCGGCCATGTTGAAACCCCATGACGCGCGACGTGAGAACACAGGGAGCGCGCCGCACTTGGCGCACTCGAAAGCGATTGACTCCGGCTGTGGCTGATTCATGGTTGCGTTACCCTTTCGTTCGGCTGTGGGATTGTGTCGCATGGCATACCTAGGTGCAGGGTACGTGCCACGTGTCAATGCTCGAGGCAAGGCTTGGCAAGTATCTAGCATTGTTGACTACTGGCACGGCACCTAACGCGTTAGGCTTGCCGTGGTGGGGTGCCGGGCGTCACAAGTGGGCACAATATGTCATTGACAGTGACAAGGATTGGACGCTAGGATGCCAGGCTAAGGGGGTACTACGTCATGGATACGCTCGGAGCGAGGGTACGTGAGGCACGCGCGCGGCAGGGTATGACGATGTCGGACCTAGCTCGGGCCACGAGCCTATCGCCCGGCGCGGTCTCTAGGATAGAGGCAGGGGAGCGAACCCCAGGCTCGGCCACGGTCGCTAGGCTTGCGGTAGCGCTCGGGGTAGAGGCTGGGCACCTACTGACCGGGAATGGCGGCCCGGCTCCGGTGGCCCAGCCTCAGCCTAAGGTAGATGGCGACGTGCTAGAGGCTATCCAGATGATCGCTCGCACCATGCCTAGCCTGCCACCGGCGGGCCAGAGGCGGGTGCTGCTCATTATTAAGGCAGCCCTAGCCTCTACGGTGGTGGTTTTGGTGACCTAGCCTGTACAGAAGCCTCTCTATGAGCGGTTGTGGTGGTGTGTGTGTGTGATATCTGGGGTATAAGGCCTTAGAAGGGCTTATAACACACATATCAGACACACACCCTCCCAGCATCGCATAGGGCATCGCGGGCTTCTGTAGCCTTGTGTCGCCGTGTCGCGCCCTACATCGCGTCACCAGATTGACACCACGTCCACAACTACTCAACATCTGTTACGCAGTCTATTCAATGTCAAGGTAGCGCCATGCCCAGAGGCAGACCCAAGCTAGGTAAGACCATCGCGAAACAGGCGGCCCTAGCCGAAACCTCGCACCGTCTGCGAATGCTCGAAAAGGCAGAGCTTGACCTTGGGAAGCTTGCCGGCCTGCTATCAAAAATCGTAGCGCGTGCAGAAGAGATGCTGGATAACCCCGAGCTTGACCCATTCGCGAAGGCAGCATGGGCCAAGCTGCTAGTTCGCGATATCATGGATATCCGGCCGCCCAAGCTACCAGGCATCGGCTCAGGCTCGCAAGCTCCCGTTATCATTAACATCGGCGACGCACCGCCCGAGCCGGGCCGCAAGGCTCGACCGATCAATGTCGCGCAAGGTAGCGAAGTCATTGACGTCGAGCCTAATGCACCTTAGGCTGGGCGCCGGCAGCATTCGGCCCCCGGCCCCGATTCTGGAAGTCGAGGCACCCCCACCCCCAAAAAGTTAGCTCGAGTCGGGCGCGTGGGGAGGGCTTCACTGACTGTGAAGGTTTTTCATACCCCCTTAACCGGGACGCGTGCGCTCGCGCCTGGGCTGGGCCGACAGGCCCCCTCACCGGGCTGGGGGTGCCGGCGACGGAGTAGCCCCGCCGGCCCTTTCTCTGAAGGATCCCCGGCCGCCGTAGTGGACCGGGATAACACGGGCAGGAGTCGAAGCCTGTGGGGCCAGGCGTCGCATGCCGGCCCGCTTACTGGCAGTACGCGAGGTAGCACGATGAGCCGTTGGAACGATGAGGACCAGATGGAGATGCAGTGCTGCGAGACCGGAGTCCCGGTGGAGCAGGTAGCGTCGCTGGTCGAGGCCGTGGGCAACGCCGTCAAGGGCGTGCTCAAGGGCGACACCGGGGAGAAGGGCGACAAGGGGGACACTGGCGAACAGGGTCCCCAGGGAGAGCAGGGCATCCAGGGTGAGGCTGGGCCGCAAGGCGAGGCCGGCATCCAGGGCGAACAGGGTCCGCAGGGCGAAGTCGGTCCTGAGGGGCCTGCAGGCCCGCAGGGAGAGCAGGGCATCCAGGGTGAGGCTGGGCCGCAAGGCGAGGCCGGAGCTCAGGGTGAGCAGGGTCCGGCTGGTGCCGATGGGGCTGCCGGCGTAGACGGTGAGGACGGGCAGGATGCCGACCCCGCCGTAACCGACGCACTGCGAGCGGACGTGGACGCACTCACGGCCCGAGTGGCTGCGCTGGAGACCACCAGCACCACCGAGATCGCCCGCCTGTCGGCGGAGATCAAGCTGAACGCGGACAAGACCGTGGCCCTCGAGGCTCGGCTGGACGCGCTGGCTAACGGGTAACAAGCAACCAACGGCCGGGGGTGGGGCAACCTGCCCCCGGCCTGCAGTACCGACTTGGTCTCTTGGAGGAGCGGAGTCCTCGCCACCCTGTCACGGTGGAGATCGCGGGTTCGAACCCCGCAGGGATCGCCAATGCGAGTGGGTGCCTGAGATGCGGCCTTCCTAGGCGGGCCGTCGGCGCTGGCCCAGGTTAAACGGGGGCAACGGACTCCCCGGCCCACCGCTCCAACATCAACCCGGCCATATCCGCCCCGCTTGGCCTGGGGCTCGCGTGAGCGACCCCCGATGGACGGCATCGACAACGGCGGCGACGTTTCGTTCTCTGACCCAGAATGTCCTGAGTGCGGCTCCCCAGTCGGGTGCCTGCACCATCACCGGAGGCCGAGTGGAACAGTACGGGCGCGGACCGATCACGGCCACAGAGTGTCGCGAGAGCTTCGCCGCAGGATGTGCGGAGATTGACGATGCCTTTCGCCGCGCCGCAGACGAGGCCATGAAGGACATAGTCTTCGGCACCGAGCTCTTCTACGCCGGCATGCTCCTGCGCGACGCTGACCTCGAGGACATCGCGCACTACTTCGAGTACACGGCCGATAGATGGGCTCGCTACATCTTGGGTCGCTGATGGAAGACCAGATCTTCGCCTTCATCGCTGGTGGGGTGGCAGGCTGCATCCTGATGTTCGTCTTCCTGCTCATGCTCGGCGTCGCTGGCTCAGACCCGGACAGCTGGTGAACGTCCCAGACGGCTACACCAAGCCGCTCCCAGAGAGCGGCGACGCGCTGTACCTCACGAATCTGATCCTGCCGATCATGCGAGCGCACGAGGACCTCTTCGAAGAGGTGCGCGTCGTCCCGATGATCCAGTCGAGGAACTGATGTCTGGGCGACACGGCGACATTCCGCAGATGATCGCGGAGGCAGTATATGTGCCGAAGCACCTCGACCTCCCGCAGGCTGAGATCGACCGGCTCGAGCGCGAGAAGGCCGAGCTCCTCGCGGGCCTCAAGGAGAAGATTCCGGTCACGACTCCAAGGCCCGACCCTCTCGGCGAAGGCGCCCCGGTCGGCATCGAGTACACGGTCTCCGGCATGCTGACCGAGACAGAGCCGCCACTCAAGCCCTCACTCACAGGTCGCATCACCGCCGACGGCCGGCACCTCGCGGGCCTGATGTCAAAGGCCAAGAAGCTCGAGGCTGCCGCAGAGCGGCTGGGTGAGAAAGCCAACGCCGCTCGCCAGGCCGCGTACACCGCGCGCCTCGAGCTCAACAACTACATGACCCAGCACGGCCTAGCGTGAGCGAGTACGAGTACACGAACTGCGGCGCCTGCGGCGACCGCGTCGCCTTCGGCGAGATGCACGAGTGCTGGGTGTGGAACAAGGTGCAGACGCAGGAGACGATCCTCGAGACCTGCCCCGTCTGCTTCGAAGAGGTGCGCGCGCCGCACTGGCTCTGCGAGGATCGATCACTAGATGTACAGCCCTAGATCCTACCAGCACGACTTCCTGAAAGCGTTCTGGCCGATCCTCAACAACTGGGACGCCGCCCCCATCAAGCGCGGCATCTTGGTGTGGCATCGAAGAGCCGGGAAGGATCTCACGGCCCTGAACTTCTGCGAGCGTGCCATGATGACTCGCTCAGGGACGTACTTCCACTTCCTGCCCACCTACACGCAGGCCAAGAAGATCATCTGGGACGGCAAGGACCGGGCCGGCAAGCCATTCCTCTCGTACTTCAACGAGGCGATGTTCGCCCACGAGCCACACCAGACCGAGCTCAAGATCACCTACCGCCCAACGGATCGCGCCCCCTTCGGGAGCACGTATCAGCTGATCGGCGGCGACAACATAGACAGCATCGTCGGGACGAACCCCGTCGGCTGCATATTCTCTGAGTACCCGCTCATGAACCCGAAGGCGTGGGATCTGGTTCGACCGATCCTGCGCGAGAACGGGGGCTGGGCGCTCTTCGTCTTCACGCCTCGAGGCAAGAACCACGCGTTCAAGCTCTGGGACGAAACGAAGGACAGCCCGCGCTGGTACCGGAGCCTGCTTGGCGTCAAGGACACCGAGCGCGATGCAGATGGCGAGCCTGGCGGTGCTGTCGTCACGGAAGAGGATGTCAACGACGAGCGGCTCTCCGGCATGTCCGAAGAGCTCGTTCAGCAGGAGTTCTACTGCAGCTTCGAGGGCGCCATGGAAGGCGCCTACTACGCGCATCAAATGGCGATGGCCGATAAGGAAGGCCGCATCGGCGTGTGCGCCTACGACCCGGAGTTCCCGGTAGACACCGCGTGGGACTTGGGGATGGACGATGAGACAGTCATCTGGTTCACGCAGCAGGTGGCGCCGAATCGGCTCCACGTCATTGACTATCTGGCGTCAGCGGGTCATGGCCTGGATTGGTACGCGACGGAGCTCCGGCGCCGGCCCTACCAGTACGGCCAGCACTTCGCGCCCCACGACATCAAGGTCAAGGAGTGGGGCACGGGTAACACCCGCCTCCAGACTGCTGCGCGACTTGGAATCCATTTCCAACCGCAACCGAAGCTCGCAGTCGAGGACGGGATCGAGTCCGCGCGCCGGCTCATCCCGCTCTGCTTCTTCGACGCGGAGCGGTGCGAAAAGGGCATCGACGCGCTGAAGTCCTACCGCCGAGAGAAAGACGAGAAGCTCGGCACCTTCAAGAATACCCCAGTTCACGACTGGGCCTCGCACGCTGCCGACGCCTTCCGCACCCGCGCGATGGCGTGGAGTAGCTCGATGGCCGCGAATCCAGAGACCTGGGCCGCGACCCGCTACTACCTCCACCGCCAGCACGTCGCCGCAGGTGTGGCTGATGAAGCCGACCTTCGCTGGAACGTAGACAGATCCCACTTCAACGAGACCGCCCCCACCGAAGGCCTGACCGAGGTGGATCGTGGCGATGACTGGTGGAAGAGCTAATGCCATACACAGAAGTGATGCATAAGTTCAAGGCCGGCAAGCTCAAGTCTGGCGGCTCCGGCAAGAAGGTCACGTCCAGGAAACAGGCCATCGCGATCATGCTCTCCGAGAAGGCCAGCAGCAAGCCCGAATACCACTCCGTAGGGAGCCGGGGCAAATGACCAGGACCAAGTACTACAGCGACCGAGTCCTCGATGAGGCCGGCCGACAGATCAAGGAAGCGCGACGCATGAAGGAAGCTGACGACCGCAGAGATGCGGCGAAGCTCAATGCGGCTCGAGAAAAAGCACTCGAGCACGCCTACAACAGGGAAAAGGGGAAAGCGTAATGTCGAACTACAGAAGGCAGTACAAGGTGAGCGCGGTCACCGCTGGGACCGGCATCACCCTGGTCCCGGTCGTGGGTGAGCGTGGCGCGAACACCCAGCCCGGTCCCAACACGATTGAGTTGACCTACACGTCCTCGCCCACCGAGTACCGCATCGTCGGCAAGGTCATCGACGTAGACCTCGACTCGAAGTAGACGACGATGGCCGGCGAGATCAAGCACGCGTTCGTTAGCACCGTTCCCGACGAAGGGGTATCGACTGAGGTCGGTCCCGACGAGTGGAACGATGCTCTAGTTGTGTCCGGCGGCGCTGACGGGCAGTCGATGATCCGCCGCACCTCGGCTCCTGACGGCTGGGAGCTCATCTACCTCGGCGCTCCGCTCGCCTTCATTAACGCGACCCAGGCCGCGAATAGCGGCACGGGCGAGACCGATCTGCACTCCTTCACCATCGCGGCCGACTACTTCAACGCCAACAAGCGGGCCATCCGCATTAAGGCGAAGGGGTCGTTCGCGGCGAACGCCAACGTCAAGACCCTCCGCTTCAAGCTCGGCGGCGGCGCGACCATCGTCCTGAACCCGGTAACGGGATCCCCTAACGGTGTGCGCTTCGACGTAGAGATCCTCGTCATCCGCACCGGTGTGGACGCTCAGGATGTCTACATCACGTCCCTCGTTGGCCTCGCGGCTTTCGACGTTGTCTCGAAGACGGGCCGCACCGAAGACGACGGCGCCGCAATCGTAGCCAAGATAACCGGCCAGTCCGGCACCGGCAGCAGCGACATTCTTCTCGACTGTACGACGGTCGAGTACCTCAACTAGGAGCTCGACATGGCCATCGCAACGAACCAGGGAGTCACAGTCGTCCCTCAGGCCGACGCCCCAGCTACGCTGGTGGCCTCGGCTCGAGTCAAGATCAAGAAGATCGTACTCGTGTCAGCTGCGGCTGCGACCCTGGCCACGGTAACTGACGGCGCCGACAAGGTCATCGCGATGCTCGCGGCGCCTATCGGCTCGTCTGACGAGATCGACTTCAATGCCGACGCTTTCGTGGCCGTCGGCCTGAAGGTGTCGGTGCTGAGCGGTGCGGGCGGGACGCTCTTCATCTACGGTGGCTAGCATGGACTTCCATAACGCGCTGGTCGGCATTGGGCAACTAGAAGCCCTGCTCCCTGGAATCAAGGCTGGCCTGGAGAGCGCATCGAAGTCCGAACAGGAGATCAAGGCTCTCGCGAAGCAGAAGCTCGAGGCCGAGACTGGCTACCGCCAGGCCCATAGCGAGCGCGCCCAGATCATAGAGGCCATCGACAACCTCAAGGCCCAGTACGCAGATGCCGAGAAGAGCCTAGCGAAGCAGCACGCCACGAACATCGAGCACTACAGCAAGCTCGTGTCCGAGGCTGCAGCCGCAGCTGAGAAGAAGATCGCGCTGGTCCATGGCCATGCGTCGAAGATCGAGGCCGAGGCAGCCCAGCGGATCGCCAAGGCCGAGGTAGAGGCTGACGCGGCTGAGGCCCGCGTGAAGAGGGCCGAGGCGGCGCTCGAGGCCCTGAAGAAGGCGTAGTGGCAACCGGGACTGCAACACTAGACTTCGGCTCGACGCCGACAGATGTAGCCTCGGTGGTCGTGACGGGCCAGGCCGGCATAGTCTCGGGGTCTCTTGTAGAAGCATGGTTCATGCAGGACGACACGACAGCAGACAACGGATCGGACGAACACAACGAAGCATCGGCAATGTGCCAACTGGTCTGTGGCGCCATCGTGGCCGCGACCGGATTCACCATCTTCGCGAACACGCTTGGGGTCCTCGGTATCGGGACGTTCAAGGTGAAATGGGCCTGGACATAGAATGAGTTGGCTGCACCGGGTACTCGGCAAGGACGGCACGACTCAACTCGCGGTCGATTCCAAGCACTTCGCTGCTCGTATCAGCGGGCGTCCGATGGAGGTTGGAGCCCGAGGTGCTTACGCGCTCGGGGTCGTCTCTGGCGTCATGGCCGCCGGCCTGGGTGCCAATGCCGAGATCTTCCAGATGCGGTGGGTAGACGCTACCCGCGTCATGCTGCTCCGCTCGCTGATCATCTCGGCGGCCCCAGGTACCACGGCTTTCACGGCGGGGCCGATTGAATTCAACCTCACTGTCGCTCGCGGCTGGTCGGCGGATGGCGGCGCCGGGACCGCTGTCGTCTTCTCGACGGCCAACACCAACAAGAAGCGGACCGACTTCCCGCTGTCTCTATTCTCTGACACCGGAGTCCGCTTCTCCGCGACAGCGGCCCTGACGGCCGGAACCAAGACCCTCGACACTAACCGGATGGCCTCGCTCTCGTCTTACGTTTCCTCTGTCGCGACCACTGCCGCCTCTAGCCCGTTCATCGCGCCAGGAACGTACCTTTGGCAGCGGAATACCCACGACGAGTATCCCATCTTGTTAGAGCAGAACGAGGGCATCGTGGTCCGAGCCACCGTCCCGGCGACCGGCACATGGCAGTATTCGATCAACGCCGAGTGGGCAGAGCTCGACCCCTCTCTCGTAGACGGCTGGGCCTAGCATGTCGCTCCTCCTCGCCCTCCAGGGGGGCGGGGCGCTCCTAGAGGCAGCGGGGAGCCTCGTACTCTCAGGCTCAGCCGGCCTCACGGCTCAGATCACCGCAGCCGCAGCCGGGTCGCTGGTCCTTAGCGGAGCGGCGGCTCTCACCAACGAGATTCGCATGGCCGGCTCCGGTTCTCTGGTGCTCAGCGGATCAGCGGCGCTGACGGCCGAGATCCGAATGGCCGCAGCCGCCCAGCTGGTGCTGAACGGATCAGCGGTACTCACGGCCTCAATCGAGATGGCCGGAGCCGGGAACCTAGTACTGCTCGGAACAGGCGTTCTCGACACGATCATCCTCATGGTCGCGAACGGTGATCTCGTGCTCCTCGGTACAGGTGCCGGAGGGGTAGGACTCCCAGATCTCACGACAGATGGTGGCAGCGGCGCAGGCGACTACACCCCCAACAGGAGAACCAAGCGGCGATGAGCCAGATGAGCGATTTCCTCGAAGTGGAGCTACGGAAGCACATCTTCCGCACCGGCTCGATGACCAAGCCGGCGGCGCTCCATGTGTCGCTACACACCGCGAACCCCACGGACGCGGGCGGTGGCGCCGAGGTATCTGGTGGCTCGTACGCTCGCGTACAACGCGATCCAGGCGATGCCAATTGGTCAGCGCCAGACTCGACCGGAGGCCTGACGGCCAACGTCGCGGACATCGTCTTCCCCACGCCTTCCGCGAACTGGGGCATCGTGACGCACGTCGGGGTCTGGGATGCCGCGACTGTCGGCAACTTGATCTGCTACGCGACCTTGACCACGCCGAAGACCATCAACAACGGAGACGCGGCGCCGAAGTTCCTGGCCGGCTCACTCAGCTTCACTTTCGCGTAAATGGCTGACCTCGTCAACGTCGCCCCGGGCCAGTGTCGGCTCACGGTTGACTCCTCTTCGCAGCTGTCGCTCCAGCGCTGGGCTGGGGCCTACATCCCGCTCAAGATCAGCGGGACGTGGTCGGCGAAGCTGATCCCTGGCACGGCGCCGACCCTGTCGAATTCCGGACTGACTGCCGCGACGCTCTACTACATCTACGCGTTCGACAGCGGCGGCACCCTGACGCTCGAGGCGAGCACGACGGCCCCTGCCATCGACGCCGATACAGGCGTCAAGATCAAGAACGCAGACGCCTCACGCACGCTCGTCGGGATGGTCTACATGGGGGCCGGCACCCCAGGCACGTTCATCGACTCGGTCACGCGGCGGCTCTGCCTGAACTGGTTCAACCGCAGGAGCCTTGATCTCCACGGCACCTACAGCGCCGACCGCACCTTCAACGGGACCGGCGCCTTCGCGGACATCAACTCAGAGATCAGCCTCGAGTTCCTGTCGTGGGCCGATGAGGCCGTGTTCGCGGCTGCGAGCGGAACGGTCTCGAATAGCAGCGGCGGTCAGGCCTCGCACATGGGCCTCGCGGTGGACAGCACCTCGACTCCCATCTCCGACGTGGGACACACGATCACGAACGCCAACCAGCGCCAGGCGTGGAGCCTCTCGCTCGCTCAGCTGCAGTCCGAGGGGCGGCATTTGCTCTCCCTTCTCGGGCGCGTAAGCGGTGGCACCGCGACGCTCTGCACCGCCACAGACACGAGCATCGGGACTTCCAAGGCCCACCTCTGGGCTTCGGTTCGCGGGTAGGCAGTGGCCGGCGTCTTCGACGCGGGGGTCTTTGACTCAGGCGTCTTCGATACTGGCGGCGGGGGAGACCTCGTCGCGACAGGCTCGCTCGTCCTGAGCGGGTCGGCCGTCCTGACCGACTTCCCGTCGTACATCGCGTCAGGCACGCTCACGCTGAGCGGGGCTGGTGTCCTGACGACTGAGACACTGATGGTCGCGGCCGGCCTGCTCGTGATCATCGGGGCGGGCACGATCCGGGTCGCACGCCCGATAGGCCGCCTCGAGGATTGCGGCGACCCGCTAAGCACAGCGTGTCAGGAAGGCTGGATGCCGGGAGCATGAAGATCGACTACGAGCCCAGCGACTACGACCGCATGAGGCGCGTACTCAGGTACGACCCGCCTAGGCCACAGCGCATCATCGGGCACGTCACGCTAGAGCAGGTGGCCGAGATGTACGAGTGGGCCGGCATCAGAAGCATGGCGGTCTTCCCCTGGTACGAAGACGGCGACCTTGTCGCCTTGGTCACCGGCTGGACCGAGTGGGGCGCCTTCGGGTTCCCTGGTGAGCACGTCGGGTTCCTCGAGCACTTCATCATCAAGCCCGAGGCGCGGCGGAAGCTGGAGATTATGAACCTCCTGCCGTCGCTCATCGCCGACATCTGCCGCAGCAAAGGCATCCACCGCCTGGTCCTTTGCATCCACCACGACCACCCGAAGCGCGACCGACTCGAGAAGTGGGCGTTGCGTCGAGGGTACGTGAAGTACGGCATCAACGACTACGCAGACTGGTACTCAATCTCTTTGAAGGAGCAACACCCCGATGGGCAAGTCCTCCCCCGCCCCGAAGATCCAGCAAGCCGCCCCGACGCCGACCGCGACGGATCCTAACGTCCAGAACGCTCGCGCCGGCCGCCTGTCGCAGGCCCGCTACGCGAAGGGCTTCATGTCCACCATCGGTCCCAGCGATCAGAGCAGCAACCTCGGCTCGTCTGTCGCCACCGGTGGCGGCAACCCCGTCGGCACCGTCTCGAAGCTCGGCTAAGTCGTGGCCGACTCCCGCGCTCAGGCGCACGTCCGGCGCTCAGAGGAGCTCTTCGGGCAGCTGAACCTCTGGCTCCCCACGTGGCGTGACATCTGCGAACTGGTTCTGCCGCGCAAGGCGAACCTGTCGCTCATGCACCAGCCCTCGCGCTCGCAGGGGCGCACTAACACGGAGAGGATGCTGGACAGCGTGGCCCCGCACGCCCTCGAGCTCCTGGCGGCGTCCATGCAGGGCGCCCTCACATCGGAGTCGATCCGGTGGTTCTACTTCCGGCTGCGGGGCATCCCGTACGGTGAGGACATCACCATCGACCGCTGGCTTGAGAAGAGCGGTAACACCGCCTACGACGAGCTCCGGCAGTCGAACTTCTCGGCCGAGGCCCACGAGTTCTACACCGACCTGGGCAGCATCGGTACCTCAGCGATGTTCATCGAGAAGAAGGATCCCAAGCCCGGCAACCCGTGGCAGGGGCTTCGCTTCAAGACGCTGCCGCCTGCCAGCTACGCCGTCGCTGAGAACGAGGACGGCATCGTCGACACGCTGTACTACAAGTACCGCTACACCGGCCGCCAGGCGACCCAGAAGTTCGGGATGGAGAACCTGCCTGACGAGATCAGGCGACACGTTCTCCAGGGCACCGACACCGAGCGACCCTTCGACTTCATCAACGCGATCTTCCCGAGGACCGACCGCTGGGCCGATGCCGGCGCCGCGAAGTTCTCGAATGGTAAGCCGTTCGCCTCGGTCCACATATACGCAGGCGGGGCGCCTCAAGTCGTGAAGGACTCCGGGTACGAGGAGTTCCCGTTCGCGGTCGGCCGCTGGACTAAGTCCTCGGATGAAGTCTACGGTCGCTCGCCCGCGTTCACTATCCTGGCCCACCTGAAGACGCTCAACAAGCTGGTCGAGCTCAAGCTGAGGGCGCTGGCCAACAAGGTGTACCCGCCCATGAAGGTGCGGGACCAGGGCGTGCTCGGTGTCGTCAAGCTCAGCCCAGGAGGCCTGACCCACGTCCGCGACATGGACGCCGTGGAGCCCCTGTTCACTGATCGTGGCGGCATCGACTCCGCCATGCTGAACGAGAAGGCGATGCAGGAGATGGTCCGGCAGGGCTTCTTCACGGACCAGCTGCAGCTTCAGGAAGGGCCGCAGATGACGGCTTTCGAGGTTCAGGTTCGGTACGAGTTGATGCAGCGCATCCTCGGCCCCACGCTTGGCCGCCTCAACGTGGAGTTCCTGAACCCCGTCGTAACTCGCGTGTTTCGGCTCCTGGAGCGCGGGCAGCGCATCGACGCACCTCCGGCCGCGCTCGTGGCCAAGATGAAGGAGCTCGGCCGTGGCTTCGACATCGAGTACGAAGGCCCGCTGCAGCGCGCTCAGCGCCTCGGCGATGTGGTGACGATCCAGCGGTTCCTGCAGCTGGTGCTGCCGCTGGCCCAGATGAACCCCAAGTCACTGGACAACATCGACATGGACGCCGTGGTCCGCGTGTCCGCTCGCAATACGGGCGTCACGCCGGAGATCATCCGGGACAAGGGCGAGATGGACGAGCTTCGCCAGGCCAACGCAGAGGCCGAGGCAAAGGACAAGCAGATGGCGCAGACGATGCAGTCCGCTCAGGCGATGGGCCAGGCGGCACCGGCCCTCGAGGCGATCACCGCTGCGGCCAAGGGCGGCATCCTGCCACAGGGCGGGCTGTCGGGCCAGGGCGCGGTCACAGGAGGAGTGGGTAGATAGTGGCTCGTCCCCTGACTGAGGAAGAGATCGAGCAGGAGTCACTGAAGCGGCTGGTCGATTACGCCAGCTTCTTCCAGAACAGCATCGAGGGGCCGCGCATCCTGCGGTACCTCAAGGATTCGTTAGATGGTAGTTCCTATCGGCCAGGACAAGATGCGCTGGAGACAGCGTACAAGGCCGGCCGACGCTCCGTGTACCTCGACATCGTTGCCGCCGTCGGTGATGGGCTCGAGGAGATGGAGCGAGAGAAGGTCAAACCCCAACAGCAGGAAGCCATGATGAACGTGGCCATCGAGGATCTGTAAATGCCCGACGAGAACGTCGCACCAGCGGCGCCAGAGAGCCCAGCAGGCAATCCCCCAACACCCACACCCCCGGCAGAGCAGGGGCCGTCATGGATCCCGCAGGAGCTTCGCGGGAACGCCAGCCTCACCAAGTTCAAGACCGCCGACGAAGCGCTCAAGGCGTACGTCAACATCGAGAGCGCCTTCGGCAAGAAGTTCGAGGAGCACCTGAAGCCCGACGCCGACCCGGCTGTCGCGGCTCGCGTTCGTACCGCGATGGGCGTGCCAGAGGCCGCCAGCGGGTACGAGGACGTGAAGGTGCCCGATGGGTACCAGGTAGACCCGACCATCGTCGGTGGCTTCAAGGAAGCCGCTTTCAAGGCCGGCATGTCGAAGGCCCAGGCCAACGCCATGCAGGAGTGGTTCATCGGGACGCACCTGCAGGCGAACACCGCGCTCGAGGCCCAGAAGACCGAGGCCTACAACGAGACAATGGCCAAGCTCGACACGAAGTGGGGCGCGGCCAAGAAGCACAACCTCGCACTCGTTCACACCCTGGTGTCAGAGACCGGAGATGCCGAGCTCAAGGCTGCGCTCGATGAGACCGGAGCCGGAAACCACCCGGTGTTCCTCGAGTGGATGGCCAAGATCGCGAGCAAGCTGGGCGAGGACAGCATGATCCAGCCGACGCCTGGCGGCCTGAGTCTCGAGGACGCAGCGAAGGAAATGACCGCGATCCGGTCCGGCGACCAGAAGAGCGCCTACTGGAACAATAGCCACCCCGGCCACAAGGCCGCCGTGGAGAGGATGCAGTTCCTCACGCAGTACACGAGTAACGCTATTCGGTAGTCCGCAGAACAGACCCGGCAATCTCGAGAGAGACCGGGCGCACCCTCGAAAGCAGAGGCGAGCGGCTCCCGTAAGGGGCAAGAAGGGTCGGCGTCAGCCGGCAACCCTCCGACCGATGTGTAGCGAAATCCAAACACACCCAGGAGGGTGAACTATGTCGCAGCAGATCCCCGTAGCATTCGTCAACCAGTACCACGCCGATGTCGAGATGCTCCTGCAGCAGAAGGGCAGCCGTCTCCGTTCGTGCGTGCGCGTCGAGTCCCAGAAGGGCGAGGCGCAGTTCTACGAGCAGATCGGTCCCACGGACGCGGTGGAAATCACCACCCGCCATGGCGACAGCCCGCAGGTGGACAGCGTGCACGACCGGCGCCGGGTCACCCTGCGCTTCTTCGACTGGGGCGATTTCATCGACCGGATCGACAAGGTCCAGATGTTGATCGACCCGACCAACGCCTACACCCAGAACGCGGTGTACGCGCTGGGCCGTACGTACGACCAGCGGATCATCGAAGCCGCGAGCGGCTCTGCCGCGACCGGCCACGCTGGTGCGACTCCTATCGCGCTTCCCGCCACGCAGAAGGTCGCCGTCGGTTTCGGCGGCACGAACGTGGGCCTGACCGTCGCGAAGCTCGTTGAGGCGCGCCGGATCCTGGTGAAGGGTGAGAACGACATGGACGAGCCTCAGTACCTCGCCTATGCGTCGCAGGCTCTGGCCGACCTGCTCAACACCACGGAAGTCACCTCCGCCGACTACAACTCGGTGAAGGCGCTCGTGAAGGGCGAGATCAACTCCTTCATGGGCTTCGAGTTCGTCCACACCGAGCTTCTCACGGTGACCGGCACGAGCCCGACGGCTCAGCGTCTGACGCTGGCCTGGGCCAAGAGCGGCCTGCTCCTGGCCGTTGCTCCTGATGTCGAGACCGCTGTGGAGCGCCGCTGGGACAAGCGCGGCTCCGTCTACGTCTACGCTGTGGCCGGTTCCGGCGCGGTGCGGATGCAGGAGAAGAAGGTCGTAGAGATCACCACCCTCGAGTAATCGAGGATCAGCCGTAGGCCGGGGGCAATCTCGCCCCCGGCCAGCAGTTCACAACTCAAGTCCCATACCGAAAGGGTCTCACCATGGCTACCTTCAAGTCCACTCAGCTGACCAACGCCGAATCCGCCCCTGTCGTTCAGAACCCCGCCCGCGACTACGATGCCCGTAAGCGCGTGGCGATCTTCGAGATCGGAGACGTGACTGGCCTCGTGGCCACCGACACCATCCGCCTCGGGGCGCTCAAGAAGGGTTGGCGTCTGCTCGGCATGAAGTTCGTGTGCGCGGCTAACAAGCTCGCCGCCACCTCCACCATCTCGCTCGGCATCACCGGCACCACGGCCAAGTACCTCTCGGCCGGCGCTGTCGGCGCGGCTGCGGTGCAGCTGACCGCCAACGACACGGCGGCCCTCATCAACGGTCAGGTGCTCACGGCCGACGAAGAGCTCATCGCGACTATCGGTACCGCTGGCGCTGGCTCATCCCCGGCCGCCTTCGCGTACGTGATGGTCGAGTACACCCGCGACTAGTCACACCCAGGCGGTCGGGCTTCAGGCTTCAACGCCTGAGGTCCGGCCGCCACTTTTACATGCCCACTCCGTTCGGAGCAGATACCTGGGTTCAGCGCACCAGCGTCCCGAATATCCCGCTTAACGGGGTCTACTCGGGGATCGTGCAGGGGCCGGTCAACGCTGTCTACGACCCGGTCTCGCGCGTGATCCAGACCTTCAGCAAGGTTGCTCACCACTTCCAGGGCTTCGCGAGTACGGCGCAGATCTCGTTTGATGATGGCGGCTCATGGGCCACGTCCTTCGATGAGGGCGTGAACGCGCAACAGGTCGTATTCACCGGCTGGTCGCTCGACGGGCCAGAGGGCTTCGGCCGGGTCCACTACCAGGTCCGCTACAAGTGGAGCAAGGCGTTCCTCGTCGCCGAGGGCACGATCCAGCCCGGCGGCATCGAGCTCTGGGTGAGCGAAGGTGGCTCGAGCTTCTACAAGCTCCAGGACTTTCACACATGGCCAGCCCTGAATGAGATAGGCGGGAACGGCGGGGCCTCGCTCTTCGCGACTCTGCCGTCGGTGACGAACCCGATCCTGATCCCAGGCTCTGGGCCTGCAGGCGTAGACGCGATGTGGCTCGTCTCGTCGTTCGACCTGATCGCTGGCGGCCTCGCGAATCGGACCCACTTCAAGGCCGCATCGCTCTGGCGCTCGCTAAACGGCGGGGTCTCGTGGGAGATCGCTCGCGACATGGAGCCGGTCACCGGGATCAACCCGTACCAGCAGCTAGTGATGAGCCCCACGTCCGGCCGGCTGTTCCTCGTGACCGGGGGCGGCGGCTCGATCTTCTACACCGATGACACGGACGATCTCGAGCACGCCACCTGGAACACGTCGGTCTTCGGCGGAGCAGCCGGAGTGCGCGGGACGCTCGAGCCGATGTTCGGCGGTACGTGGCTCACGTTCAGCCAGGGCACGCTGACAGGGCCTGGTGGGGCCTGGGTCTCCTGCGACGACGGGGAGAACTTCAACGGGACTGGCGTGGACGTGGTGCCGCAGAACCAGACCGGGTTCATGAAGAAGCTCGGCCCGACCGAGGCGCTGCTCGTGGCCCCAGGCTTCGCGGATCCCACCACGCAGACCGCTTCGTACTACACGGCCGACGGCGGGGAGACATTCCTCGCGAGCGAGCCGTGGCTGATCTCAGCTACAGGCGAGAGCCCGGTCATGGTAGCTGTGCGCTCCGGCGGCACCCCCATCGTGGTCTCTCGGAACGGCGGCGTGTTCGTCAGTAGCAGCAAGGCGCGCGGAGTGGCTGACCTTCGCGTCATCTGCCCGCTCGCCAATGCAGGACTCGCTACGGCCCGCAAGCTACTGCTCTGCGGCGGTGTCATCACCCCCGACTGTCAGGAATAGGAACCCATGGCCATCACGACTCTCGACATCGCGAACCGCGCGCTTCTGCGCCTGGGGGCGAAGTACGTCATCAGCAGCCTGTCCGAGGACACGGACCGGGCGCGGGTCTGCAACATCGAGATGGACCCGTGCCGGCTAGAGACCCTCCGAGCGCACCCCTGGCACCACGCCCGACGGCGCGCGAAGCTGACCTCCGTTGTGCCTGGAACGCTCAACCCTGGTTCCGGCGCTGATACGCAGGGTTCGACGGGCGTTACCTTCACGCTGACCGGCGTGACGGCCGGGTTCCTCGCGGACCGTGACGAGGACTTCGTCCTGGTCGGCAACAGCGGCCGCGCTCGCATCGCCGAGGTGGTCTCCCCGACCGAGGTGCTGGCTGAGATCGACACCGCCTTCGCAGACCTCACGGCCATCGCCTCTGGCGACTGGCGCTTCTCTCCGCTCTGGGAGTTCACCTACCGCTACGCCCTTCCGGCCAACTACCTCCGCTCGTGGGACGTGCAGCCGACCTCGCTGCGCGGCATCGCCACGACTGCGGTCTGGTGGAGGGGCATCACGACGGACGTGTTCGCCTCGGTGCTCAAGCGCGAGGGCGACTTCCTGATGTCGCTGGACGGGCCGACCCTCTACACCGCCTACACGGCTGACCGTGAAGACCTCAACACCTGGGATCCGCTCTCGCTGAGCGCGTACGTGGGCCTGCTCTGCTCGCGCATCGCCTACTCGGTGACCGGCTCCCTGCAGGTGGTTCGGACTGAGTTCGACGCATACCGGGCCATCCTCGCAGAGGCTCGCTCGATGGACGGCCAGGAGGGCACGCCCGACGACTCCGGCTCCGACATGCTGATCGCGTCCCGGATGCCCTAATGTCCTCGGCCCACCCGTACCAGACCAACTTCACGGGAGGGGAGCTCTCTCCATTCCTCTACTCGCGGGTGGACTTCAAGAAGTACCCCAACGGCGCCGAGACGCTGATCAACGCGGTCATCAAGGTCACGGGCGGCGCGAGCCGCCGGGGCGGGACCGGGTGGATCGCGGCCGAGCAGGAGCGCTCCGCGTTTCAGGCCTCAGCCTTCCAGAACAGCGCCTTCCAGACCTCGCAGGGCGACAGCGCCCGGCTGGTGAAGTTCGTGTTCAGCCCGAGCGAGGCCTACGTCCTCGAGTTCGGGGCGCGGTACATCCGCTTCTACCGCAACCGCGAGCAGTTGCTCGGCACGCCCTCCGGCGCTGAGCTCGTCACGAATGGCGAATTCACGACCGACCTGAGCGGATGGACGCTGCAGCAGGACAACGGCGCCACGATCACGCAGGCCACCGGCCAGGCGCACATCGACACTGGCGCAGCTGGCTTCGCGATGATCAGTCAGCAGCTTTCGGGTCTGACACCTGGCGACACCTACGTGGTGACGTTCCAGATCGGCGGCTCGAGCATACAGTTCGGCGCCGGCTCCTCGGCCGGGAACGCCAGCCTGATCACGGCCCGCACCGTCCCGGCTGGCAGCATCACTGCGACGTTCGTGGCCCCCTCGTCGGGCATCGCTGTGATCTGGTGGTCCTCGGCAGTACCGCTCTCGAACACGTCGCTTGACGCGGTGTCGGGTCACCTGTCTGCACCGCTCGAGATCGCCACTCCCTACGAGCCGGACGAGCTCCGGTCCCTCCGCTTCGCCCAGTCCGCGAACTGGATGTATATCTGTCATCCTGACCACGCGCCGCAGAAGCTGATCCGAATCTCGGACCGCCTGTGGACGCTGCAGGAAGTCGTCTTCTCTCCGCCACCGACCGAAGAGGTGCCGCTCCAGCCCTTCGCGACCCTGACCCCAGGCGCGACCACCGGCCAGAACGTCTCGTTCACGACTGACGTAGCGGCCTTTGTGGACGGCGACGAGAACCGCCAGATCCTTTCGCGCGGGGGAGTGGCCGTGATCACGGTCGTGGACAGCACCACCCAGGTCCATGCCGACATCATCTCGCCGTTCCTGAACACGAACCCGGTGGCCTCGGGCCTGTGGTCGCTGGACGGCTCCCCGTTCGCGGCCCTGACGATCAGTGCGAAGGAGCCCATCAACTCCATCGTGGACCTGACGCTCTCGCAGGCCGGCTTCCGGTCTACCGACGTGGGGATGTTCATCAAGGCCCTGGACGGGATCTTCGAGATTACCGAGGTCACGACCTCCACCGCCGCGAAGGCCAAGATCATCAAGGTCATCCCCGACACGCTGGCAGTCGTGGTGGCCGGCAACTGGACGCTCGAGGCCGACTCGTGGTCTGAGACGCAGGGCTTCCCTGGCGTGGTGAACTTCTTCGAGCAGCGGCTCTACTTCTACAAGAACTTCATCATGTACGGCTCTCGCGTGGGCGACTTCGAGAACTTCGGAATCGGCCCCAACGACGACGACGCCATCGTGTTCCCCATCGTCAACGGCTCCAATCAGGTAGACGTGATCCGCTGGGTGAAGTCGATGCAGGACATGCTGGTCGGATCCACGGGCACGGAATACGCGATCCGTGGCGGCAACGACAGCACCATCACGGCGAACGACCCCCCGCGCACGCAGCCGCAGTCTGAGTGGGGCTCCGACCCTGAGCCGGACGCTATGCGTGCGGCTGATGCCCTGCTCTTCATCCAGCGCGGCAGGCGGCAGATCCGTGAGATGGGGTTCGACTTCAACAAGGCCGGCGCCTCGGGCGGGTACAACGCCACGGACATCGCGATCCTGTCGGAGCACCTGTTCCGCACCGGGGCCATAGAGATGGCCTGGTGCTCGAGCCCTGACTCTTACGTCCTGGTGGTCCTGGGCGACGGCCGGATGGCGGTGGCCACGTACGAGCGCGACCAGGAGGTCGTGGCCTGGACCCAGTTCCAGATGCACGGATGGCCCAGCACGGGCCTCGTGAAGTCGGTCTGCGTCATCCCCGCGAAGTGCGGCACCGGCGACGAGATCTGGATCATGGTCGAGCGCGACGGCAAGCGCCACATCGAGGTCTTCGACGGGCAGCTGAATACCGAGTCGGCACTGGTCTACGACGACACCGTCCTCGCGGACACGCTCGTTGGACTCAGCCACCTGGACCAGGCCGGCGACGTGGACGTGCTCTTCACGGCGCAGTCGGCCTTCCAGAAGAGCGCGTTCCAGATGGGCGCCTTCCAACGCCAGCGCACGAAGTACGAGGTCGGCACGGTCGAGGCCGGGGCCATCACCATCTCGCGCGAGTCCGTGCGGATCGAGGTAGGGCTCCACTACAAGACCACGATCAAGACCCTCCCACTCGAGGCCCAGACGCAGGAGGGCACGCTCCACGCCCGCAAGAAGCGGAACTCGGCCGTCTACGTGAAGTTCTACTGCTCCCACGGCGAGGGCGTGACCGTGAACGGAGAGAGCGTCCCGAGACTGCTCCTCGAGAACAACGAGATTCTGGACTTCCACCGCGAGGCCCACCTCGGGTGGGACGAGCTCGCCCAGGTCGAGATCATCCAGGACCAGCCATTCGGCATGACGGTCCTCGGTGTCTCGCGCGCAGCGCAGTACGACGACGGCAACAGCTAACCGAAAGGACACATGGACCTCCTGTACAGGCACATGGAGACGGCTGACGAGCCGAAGGTTCGAGAGCTCACGAAGAAGTGCCACCCCACCTGGCCTGCTCGACCGAAGTTCTGGTACCACGCGAACCCGACCATCGTCTGCTCGCTAGACCTAGATGGTGAGCGCATCGTCGGCTACGGCTCATACACCGTAGACAACCATCCGGCCGGCAGCAGCTTCATCCAGTACCTCCGAGACAGCGCCGTAGACCCGGACTACAGAGGCCAGGGCATCGGCCGCGCGCTGATCCAGAAGCGTATGCAGGTCGGCCGACAGGTCGGCTGCGCGATGTTCGTCGGCATGACGTGGCCGGACAACAAGCCGATGCGCGCGATCCTCGAGTCCGAAGGATTCCACGCCTGCCAGACGGTGCCGATGGCCTTCCAGTACAACGACCTTCCCGATGATGTCTCTGCTGCGTCGAGACAGGACGGGATCATCTACATCAACGCGGGCGCCCACGACCATGAAGCTTGAGAAGGCCGTCGATCACTCAAAGGTCGGGCCTCCGCCAGCCCGCGTGAACCCCAGCCCCGAAGAGTGCCCTCTGCGCCGGTGGGACCAGCCCACTTGCCCCTGCGAGAAGAACTAGAGACCCATGGCCACAATCGCCACACTAGCAATCGCTGCCATCGGCGCGGCGGTCTCCGCCTACGCCGCGTACGCGTCTGCCCAACAGCAGCAGGACAACCTCCGCAACACCGCGATCATCGAGGAGCACAACGCGGCGGTGCAGGAAGAGGCTGGCCGCGAGGCCGCCAAGCGCCAGCGCAAAGCTGACGAGGCGGCCATGAATAGCTTCAGGGCTCGGGCGGCTGGGGCGAACGTGGTGGCCGGAACTGGGAGCTCACTGCTCAAGGAGCTTAACTTCGCCGAAGACTCCGAGCTCCAAGCCCTGAACGTGCAGCACGGATACGACGTGCGCGCGGCCGAGGCCAAGACCCGGTCGAACTTCGCCAAGTACCAGGCCGACCGCATCAGCCCGGAGACCCAGGCGGGGATCAGCCTCCTGAGCTCCGCGAGTTCGGTGGCCACCAGCTACGGCACGAAGGGCGCTGGCGCAGGCACGCAGACCGGCGGAGGTCTCAACGTCGACAGCCCCGGCATCGTCCCATCACGTAACACCTACGCGAGAGAGTACTGATGCCGATCTTCCCGACGTACGGTGGCGTCTCCACCAGCATCGCGACCCAGGCCACGCCAGATCTCCCGGCTGACCCGGCGATCAAGCAGCTGGCGCAGGTGGGCCAGGCGACCGAGAACCTCGGCAACAACCTGACGCACCTGATGCAGAAGCGGCAGGCCATCGACGACGAGGCCACCGCGACCCAGCGGCTCATGCAGGCCGACAGGGATCTGCAGGATCTGAATGAGACGTTCACGAAGCCGGACATCGGCTACAACGCGAAGGCCGAGTTCTCGAAGACCGTCGACCAGAAGCGGCAGGACTGGTTCAAGGGTCTGTCTCCGGGCGCCACGAAAGTCCTCGAGCAGCGGCTCGCGCCGAAGCTCATCGAGTACCAGCGCCACGCCTACAAGGTCGAGCACCAGAACCACGCCGACCAGTACGAGGTCACGGGCGACGCCGTGGTTCGCGACTTCACGGAGCTCCAGTCTCGCCGCACCGGCCCGACCGACGGGACCGAGACGCGGGAGATGGCGGACCTGAAGGACTACTTCGCCAAGGGGGCAGCGGCCGGGTACTACACGCGCGAGCAGGCCGACAAGAAGGTCCAGGCTGCGCTCCAGGCCGGCGCCACCAGCCGCGTGCTCAGGGCCGTCACGTCCGACGACCCGCTCGTGGTGCAGGACGCGGCGAACGTCTTCAAGCTCGAAGCCAACAAGCCGATCTACATGGCCGACGCGGCACCGGCTGGCCTGCTCAAGAAGGGCAACATCAACCTCGCGGACCGGCCCGTGGTGAAGAACCCTGACGGCACGAAGTCCACGGTCCGCAGCATGAGCTTCCAGGACGACAACGGCCACGAGGTCCTCGTGCCCACGATCTCCGACGATGGCCGCGTGATGTCGCCGGAAGAGGCCATCAAGCAGTACTACGACACCGGCAAGATGCTCGGCGCCTTCGCCACGCCTGGAGAAGCGACGGCCTACGCCGAGACCCTGCACAGGCAGCAGGAGTCGCTCTACAACGGCGAGGGGCCGAAGGGCGGCTCCACGTACCTCAAGCACATCCCGCCGGCCAAGCGCGCGGAGCTCCAGCGTCAGGTTGAGGCCCGTGGTGAGCACCTCCTGTCCATGGAGCGCGAGCGAAAGAACCAGGAGCGCCTCGAGACAAAGCGCATGACCGAGGAGCTCTCTGAGGCCACGACCACGATGGCCGAGATGAAGATTCGCAACCCCGACAAGTACGGGACGCTCACGCATGAGTGGCTGGACCAGGCCGCCGAAGAGGGCCTGATCAAGGGCAAGGATCTCGACCTGTGGCGCACGCGCCTCGAGACAGTGCAGCGCTCAGGCACCGCGCAGACTGGAGGCTACGGCGACGCCAACACCATCGGGCGCCTCAACCGCGATGCCGCCATGGCGACCACGCCAGAAGAGGCGAAGGTCGTCCTGGACGATCTCAAGCAGGCGATCATCGACGGTCGCGTCCCGGCCGGTGGGCCTGGCGACATCGGCACGCAGCTGCTCGACAAGCTGAACGCGAAGGCCAAGCACGAGGAGCAGGACTACGGCAAGCGGCAGGAGGCCACAGACGCCAAGCGTCGTGTGACTGAGGCGCTTCGCGTCACGGGTCCGTTCGCGCAGGGGCCGCTCAAGCAGGCGGAGAACGCGGCGGTCGAGAGCATGTTCCGCCTCATCGACGAGGACGCCAAGGCCGGCTACCCGAAGGGCGCGATGCAGGTGCTCGACGAGAACCTCGATCTGCACAAGGCGCGCGTGGGCGTGCCCGCGAAGGTCGACGTGACGACCCGGCGCAAGCTCCTGGGCCTCCCGCTCACCAAAGACCCCAAGGCCGCCGCCGAGTCCATCGACGTGATGCAGTCCGACCTCACGAAGCAGCTGGATGCCGTTCCGCCTGGGCAGGAGGGCAACGCCCAGCGCCGCACGATCCTCAACAAGGCCCGCGAGCTCATGCGCCTGCAGAAGCTCGAGACAGCCATCGAGGAGTTCGCACGCACCTCAGGTCAGAGCAGGGGGATGGCGCAGCCGTCCAGTGGCTCTAGCTCCAGCGGCCCGTCCATGGGTCCGAAGGGAAGATAATGACAGATCAGGAACTTCTCGCAGCCATCGCGCAGCAGGAGAGCGGTGGCGACCCCAACGCGGTTGGCAAGTCCGGTGAGATCGGCATGTACCAGTTCATGCCGGACACGCTCAATCGCCTCGGCGGCAAGCCCAGCATCAAGGGGAATGCCGAGGCCCAGACTGCGTTGGCCCAGAAGCATCTGGCGAGCCTGAGGTCGAAGTACGGCGAGGACGACGAGAAGATCATCGCGGCCTGGAACGCGGGCGAGGGCGGCGTCAACCGCGCCATCAAGCAGGCCGGCCCCGAGGGCGACTGGCGGAAGTTCCTGCCGAAGGGCACGAACGCCAGAGGCGTGCAGTACGACGCCGGGAACTACCTCTCGAGCGTGATGGCTCGCGTGCAGCCGCAGCAGCAGGCGCCAGCCGCTCCGGCCGCCGACCCCGTCCCCGCGTCGTTCGCCCCTGGCCCGCGCCAGCGCGTGAACCCAGAGCAGGCTGTCACCAAACACTACCAGGAGTCTCAGGACGCTGAGGTGATGGACTGGCTCCAGAAGGGCAAGGCCCGCCGCGAGGCGGCCAAGCCAGAGCCGCAGCCAGGCGAGAAGAAGCCGGAAGCGCCGAAGGCCCAAGAGGCCGGAGGCTTCTTCGACAGCGTCGGCTCCGCGTTCAAGTCTCTCGGCTCCGTGGGCAAGCCCGTGGCCGACTTCCTCGTGCCGCCGGCCCCCGTCAAGGACGGCAACGTCGTGCGCCGGATGGCCGACGCGGGCATCGACACCATGGCCGGAGGCGTCGGTCGCCTGCCTGGGGCCATTGGCGAGCTCATGCCGCAGTCGCCCCAGGAGTCACAGCGCCGGCAGGGCCTCGATCCGCTGTCTGGGGCCAAGGAGTTCGGAGGCAAGGTGCTCGGGGCTGTCGGTGAGGCCATCAACGCCACGCCGCTTGGTGGGGTCATGGGCGTTGCCGGGCAGGCCATGGGGGAAGCCGGCACTGCGGCGTCTGCCCATGAGCTTTCAGACGAAGGCATCCGCCAGCGCATCGAGCAACTGAAGCAGGAGATCGCGTCCGGCGCCCCTGAGGAGACCGCTCCGTCTCCTGAGCTCGGTGGCGATATCGGCGGAGGCACCCTGCCCACTCGCGCCAACCAGATCGCCGGTCTCGAGGGCCTGCTCCGCATGCCCCACGACGAGCGCGTGAAGCAGGCGGAAGACGCGTTCAGGGCCACGGGTGAGGCGATAGCTGGGATGGCTCCTCTCCCGATGACGCTCGGGATCCCTGGCGCGGTCAAGAGCGCGTTCGGACAGGCCCGCAACGCTGCCGCTGCCGCTAAGGAAGCCCGCATCGCGACCATCGCGGCGGCCGGCGAGAAGGCCATGGCTGAGCGGGCGGCTGCACCTGCCGCAAAGGAAGCCGTTACGCCGAAGCGCGTGGGCGGAGGCATGGGGGCCGACGAGAAGCTCCGCACGCTCGAGGCCCAGCCTGAGGCTAAGGCGTCCATCGACGAGATCTTCGCACAGAACGCGCCGGACATGCACACGGCTGGAGAGCCGCAGGCTGCTGCTCCTGCCGCCACCAAGGAGATCGAGAGCGTTCTTGGGGTCAAGTATCAGGTTGACGCCTCTCCTGTGCCAGAAGGTCATGTCCGCATGTACCGGGGCGAGGGTGCTAGGTCGGCGGAAGAGATGACGCATCTCGACCCTCAGCGGGCCGAGCTACAGGGTAACTGGTTCACTACCAATCCGACAATCGCTAGCACCTACGCAGACATGGGCGGAGAGGGCGGAAGAATCATCTCCGTAGACGTTCCGAAGGCAGTAGCTGAGGCGGCAAGAGTTGCCGGGACGGATCTGGACAAGCTGGCTGGCGGCCTTGGAAAGATCGGGGAGGAGCATGTACTCCCGGCCGAATGGGCTGCTAAGGCCGAGTACCATCACACTCCTACCGAGAAGCCCTCGCCTGTGGCTCGCATCGTTGAGGACGTGAACTTCAACGGCGCCTCTAAGCGCGCGACGATGGGTCCCAACGACAACATGGTCGTGGCGCTCGACAAGAACGGGAACGACCTCGGGTATCTGTGGTACACGCGCGAGCCGGGTGGTGGGTACACGGTCCGCAAGATCGAGACCGCGCCGGAGGCCCGCCGACAGGGCGTGGCTCGCGCACTCGACGAGGCCGTCGCCCAGGCCGAGGGGCCGTACAAGGGCGCCACCGACCAGACCACAGAGGGCAAGGCCTTCCGCGCTGCCATGGGCGGCGAGCCGAAGCTGCAGCGAGCGCCCGAGCAGCTGTACCGCGAGCTCCGTGACGCCTTCCAGGGCGATATCGACCTCGTGGAGCAGACGCTCAAGTCTCGGGGCTTCAAGATGCCGGACCTCGGCCAGGCCGAGAACAAGGCCCTGCACGAGGCCATGGGCCTGACTCGCGACGCAGGCCCGGCCGAGAAGATGGCCGCTCAGGACGTGCTCGCGGGCGCGGCTCACGACATTGGCATCGTGCCTGAGGCTGCCGTCGAGGCGCTCCCGGCCGTGAATGCCATCGTCAAGGACATCCCGGCTGGAGACCTCAAGTCCCTGCGCGAGATAGTCATGGGCGCGATCAAGAACCCGGAGAACGTGCT